TACAAACAATCGACTCTATTTTATCAGCATTTCAATATAACTCATCAACAGTGTATAATAATCAAAAGGTTGATATTTTAGAATCAACAGTAAACAACGGTACAGAAAACGAATCATGGTTTAAGCGTGATATAAGCATTAATTATTTAACATTCTCAACAAGGTAGGAATAACATGGCTGGTGAAATTAACACTACGAACACATTAGTTCAAAACAGTTCAGGCGTAATCGTTGGTCAGGGTGCTTTCACTCATACCTTCGCAGGAACTCCGATCGATATTAGCAACAAGTCTTATGCTGATAACGTAACTTTACTTGATGGCGAATTATCAGGGAAGCAACACGTTTTCGCTGGTGAATTTGTTTATAACAACGACACAGAATTTCGTAGCACGCGAGATGATGCTTTCTTAGGTACTCAAGACACTTACACTTTAACTTATGTCGGTTCAGGTGATGTTACAGATGAATCTTTTACAGGTTTATTTGTACCTAATGCTCTTAGTGATACTTTAGGTCATGGCGAGGCAGGAAAGACAACACTATCATTTAGTTCAAGCTCTACTGTTACTCGCGTTCCGGCTTCTGACGTATAATGATTAAACTCTGCTATAAAGAGTACGAGTGGAAATTAACCCAAGGCGCGTGTAAATCTTTCTTTGATAAAACAGGGTTAGATTTATACACCGTCTTTGGTGATTACATTAACGCCTCTTTAGAATCACAAGGTGAAACGCTAATAGGTAGAATGCAAGCCTTTAGCAAACTACATAGCCGTGACATTGCAAACAAGGCTTTTCATGCGATCATTAGCGCTGAGAATCCAGAGGTTAAAATTAACGAGATAGAGGATGCAACATATCGCGTTAGTTGGCAGTTAAGCGATCGCCCTGATGATTTATCAGAGCCTTGGCCCTTAGTTATGCTATCAACTGCATTCGCTATTAATGAATACATGAATAAAAATCTACCTAAAAAAAAAGCGGATATTTAGGCGGGATAACAGCCCCAGATAAAACAAACTTTGATTACTGGGGTTTATTCAAGATAAGCGTTAAGCAGTTAAATATATCACCCTCAGAATCATGGGGCTTAGATCTTGTTGATGTTATACATCTAACTGAACAAGAAAACAAAGAAGGCATTGATACAAGCATAATGCTGAACTGTCAAAGACAAATAAACGGGGCTTCTAAGAAATGGCTACAGAAGAGTTAATCGTTTTACTTGATGCTCAAACGCAAAAGCTAGACGCAAAACTAAGAGCTACAGAGAAAAGGCTAGATGATTTTGAAGGTAAGACAGAAAAAGCCGATAAATCATTATTCAACCTATCTGATACAGCTAAGGCAGCAGGTGCAGGGCTTTTAAAAGTCGCAACTGTAGTGTTAGCGGTTAACGCTGCAATAAACGCTATGGTGTTAGCATCAGCCATAAACAGAAAAGAGTTAGAGTTACTATCTAAACAGGCTAAAGTATCAACTGAAGACTTTCAGGCGCTTGCTTTTTCTACATCTCAATTCGGTATTAATGCCGAGCAAATAGCCGATATATCAAAAGACATAGCCGACAAGGTAGGGGAGTTTTCCGCTGCTGGTACTGGTGCGTTTCAAGATTACGCTGACGTTATTAAGTTAACAAAAGAAGAAGCGCAACAAGCAGCTATCGAATTTCAAGGGTTATCATCTCAAGAAGTATTAGGGAAGATGGTTTCTGAGATGGAAAAGGCGGGAGCAACGGGCGATCAAATGACGTTCGTTCTTGAGTCAATGGGTAATGACCTGTCAAGACTTCAGCCTTTATTCGCCAACAACTCTAAAGAATTACTTAAGCTAAAAGAAAGATTCAAGGCAGTAAACGAAGAACTACAAATAACAGATTCACAAGCTGAAAAGCTGAAAGATGTTAGTACGTCATATGAGTTAATGACTGCTCAACTTGGTAACGCTGCAACCGCTATTAGCGCAACGTTAGCCCCTGTTATGGACGACTTTTTTAATGATGTTATTAGTGTCGTACCAGCCGCAACGCAAACCATTATCGACTTTGCCAACTCCTTTTTAGATGCTGAAAACATAACAAGTCAGTCAGGGGTATTAAAAGAGATTGCCGCATCTCAACTAAGACTTCTAGAGCTTAATCAAGAGCTTTTAGCTATAGAAGAAAAGAGAAAGCGCACCGCTGGCAGATCTGATGAATTCGGAATAGTGCTATCAAATACCAAGGCATTAATAGAAGACGAAAAGATACGAACAGAAGAGTTAAATAAGCAATTAACTATTTTAAAGGATCAAAAAATAGCGATTGAAGATGCAAAGACATTACGCGGCGGAGAAATTGGCGGAGAAACTGGTGCGGGAGTTTCTGGCGGTGTCGGAACTGGCGATCAAATAGAAGCTATAGCAAACAGGTTTAAAGATGAGGAAACATTACTCATTGAAAAGTTTGATCGTGAGATTGAATTGATTGGCGAAAACAACGAATTAAAATTAGAGCTTGAGGATGAATTTCTGGCTAATATCGTCGCACTAGACCAAGCGGCAGAAGATGAAAAAGCAAAGATAAACGAAGAAGCTGCAAAAAAAGAAGATAAATTACTAAAAAGCAAAGCGAAGACCGAAAAGAAAATAGAAGATCAAAAACTAGCTTTAGCCGGAAGAACTGCGCAAACTCTTTTATCTCAAGGTTTATCTAGCCAAGAGAAATTATTTAGTATCGTGAAAGATTCGGCAGCTTCTCAGATTGAGGCTTACGGCTTAACTGCTGGCGCTAGGGCTTTAGCTGAATTAGGGCCAATTGCTGGGCCTCCTGTTGCAGCTTCTTATATTGGTTGGTCACAAGTTGCCGCTGGTGTTGTTAGGGCTTTACCTTTACGCGGTGGAGGCGGTGGCGCCTCTTCTCCTGATTCTGGCGCGGCATCTTCAGCACAGCAAGAGCGAACACAACAGGACTTTCAAGAAGAAACATCATCACTTGATTTAACTGATTCAAGCGCAAGCGGTTCACAAACGTTAAACATAACTGTTCCTGAAGGTGACGAAATAGGACAAGCAATAGCTAACTGGCTAAATCAAGCTACGGCAGAGGGCCGCAACTAATGACTATAATTAATAACATAGCTGCGGCAACTGATAGAGATGGGTTATCAATAACAACATCAAATGTATTGCTTAATGTTGTGCCTACTATTACAGACCCTGGCACTGGTGAAATTGCTGCTAATATTTCCGACCCTGACCACAGTTTAAATTATACTTGTGGTACTTCGGTAGGTGATTTCGCTGTAAGTTATGGCGCACAAACTAATATTAGTTACGTTGCCATATCAGGGCATACGGCAGCAACTCCAGCACAGGCAACCATTGAACTGTATAATGGAGTAACGTTGATTGATAGCGTTGTGTTGCAGCGTAATAACAATGTTATGTTTACGTTTCCTGCTCAAGCATTCCAAGACTTAATAATTAAATTTGTTACTGTGCCTAATAACTATCAAATGACTGTTAGCTTTATTGCAGCCGGTGAAATTATTACACTATTAAAAGGTCAGCAAGCTGGATATGCGCGTAACTGGTTAAACCGTCACACAACACAAAGAACAGCAAGCACTTTGGAAGTGGGTCCAATATCATCAACACAAAGAGCTAAGGCTTTAAAGGCTACTTTGTCGATGCCTAACGAGCTAGCGGTATTTGTTGAGGGAACATGGCAGACATTTATAGACTTTAGTTTTGAGCAACCTTTCTTTATTAAAGAGTTTAAATCTAAGCCTGAGTCTACATATCTTTGTTATGATCCGATGCCGGGCGTTAAGTCTCATCCGTCAACACCTACTCTAGATGTTATTACTTTGAAATTCACAGCGTTTAACGGGTTATTTTAATGAGTACATTTTTAGCAACTCAAGACATGAGAGTACAACAGCACTTTGAAGTGTTCGAAATTGATTTACCTGTTATTACTGGTGCTTGTACCTTTGGGTCTTCTCAGGGTTTCGGCACTCCTTTAACTTGTGATCAAGCGTGGACTAATGAATATAAAACTTATTATTTTACTAATGAAAACGCGCCTATATTACCAAGCATTAACGGTCAGCCAATATGGCGATTAATGACAGCAATAAAAGAAACTACCACAGAGTTAAAGCCTGGTGATGGATTGTCAGCGAGGGGTTCGTTAAATATAACGTTTAAGGATAGCAAAGGGCAAGATCCAAACATTGGCGCACCTGGTGTTACTGCCGAAGTTAAAAATCAAGGTACATTTTTTGGCAAGTTAAATGCTAGGCAGATATTTGAAAACAAAACCGTAAGGCTTAAACTGTATCGTGTGCAACCTGATGGCACTGTCGATTTAGTTAACGGCGCTCAAACTAGGCACTATGTAGCTAATGCTTTTAAGTTAAACCCTAAGAGCGGTAAGTGGTCGCTAGCTTGTAAAGATGTATTGTCACTAGCGAACTTAGATGAGAAGTCATGGCCGATAAATACAGGCGGTTTTGTTCGTCAAGATATTAATGATAGCGTAACCGTCATACCTGTTGACGGTGACACTGATTATTCTAGCGCTGTATTTGTGCGTATAGGTGATGAATTTAGCCAGATAGTTACCGTATCAAATAATCTTACGCCTACAGCTACATTAACCGTAACTACTCGAGGTGGTGATTTATTCGCTCCAGGTTCGGCGGTATTACTAACAACTACCAATGCGGAAGATCACAGCGCTGGTGATGAAGTATTTATCTGTGACTTATCCGACGATGAAACTATTGATAGCTTTATCACTAAAGTTTTAGTTGCTAGTGATTTCGATGTATCATTAATACCTGCGGCAGAATGGGCGTCAGAGGTAACAGAGTGGCATGCAGCGGATAAGATAAACACATTACACAGTGAATCAGAAAGCGTTAATGATGTGCTTAATAGGGTGCTTACTGGTTACTTGATGGACTTATGGTTTTCTACCACTGAAAACTTAGCTAAATTATCAGCTATATCAGTATGGAAGCAATCAACCGAGACACTTATCGAAGGTAAAGAAATAAACGCCTATACGATAAATAAAACGCCCAAGGAATCAATAAGAGCATCTAGAGCGCTAATTTTGTATGACAAAGGAAACCTAGCCGACACTGACGGATACAAAAAAGGCAGTCAATTTTCTGATAATACTTTAATTAGTGCTGCTTTATTTTCTAAGCACAAAGATAAACAATTCGATGATAACTTTTTATTAACTAAAGATGCGGCAGATTTATTGACTCAGCGATATGTTAGCCGGTTTAAATTTACGCCATTTGTAAGAACATTTAAAACTGAAGAAAGAGCGCTTACTTTTAATACTGGTGATGTTGTAGACTTAATTACTACAGTTGATCAAGGCGCAAACGGATTACCTTCAGGAAATATTAGAGCGCAAATACTTAAAATTAATCCACGCTATGAAAAAACTGGTAGAATTTACGATGTAACCACTATGTCATATGAGGCTGCATTTAATACTGGTAGTGAGATAGTTTTAGACTCCGCTTTAGGTAGTGTGAATCTTTATATACTTGCTGGCGCTCCTAGTCAGTCTGTAGATTTAACTTTCGTGTTAGATGGTACTTACTCACAAGGCGCTACAGCAATTAGAGCCGGTGCTTTTGCTACTGGTTCAAAAATAACACTAATACTAGTAAACGGATTTGACGGACAGGCTAACGGCGGCAATGGTGGTAAAGGTCAAAGTATAGAGACTGATGGCCCGATAGTTGTCGTATCTGCACCCGCTGAAAACGGAACTGCTGGTGGCATTGTTTACGATGCTCAAGGAGTGGATACAGATATTTACTTTAGCGGAGCAACGCCAAGTGTCGCGTTCCCTACTGCTGACGGATATATTAGAGCGCCTAGCGGTGGTGATGGTGGTCATGATGCAATTTCGTTGTTGCCTCCTGCTGATTCTGGTAACGGTGGCAATGGTGGGGACGGAAGAAACGCGGGAACTGGTGGCCCAAGTGGAGACGCTGAAGGTGTATTAACTGAATTAGGTAGTACAGGCTCTAACGGTGAGATTGATGGTACTGGTTCGGGTTGGGGAAATACAGGCGCAAACAATGACGCTGCCGGCGGTTTAGCTGGTAGCGGCGTAGTAGATAACGGGGCAACGGTGGTATTCTTCGGAGATACACCAGCAAGATACATTAACGGGAATGGTGATCACTAATGAAAGCATATCATAATACAGCGGTTTTAAAGTTTGACGACGACACGACAGGAAACGCGGCAAGTGGTGCCCCTGTAACTGTAAGAATAAATAGCTCGCAAGCGCTAGCATCTCTATTTGATGTTGACGATATTGCTATTGGCAACCCTTTAACTACGGATTCAAATGGAAATTACTCATTTAAAGCTACAGATAATATTTACGATATAATCGTAAGTGAAGGTACAGCGAACGAGGTCAAACTCGAAAAGGTTGAAATTGCAGAGATACCTATCCCATCTGGTTTAATAAACGACCTATCACAAGCTTATGAGTTTACGACATTACTATCGATGACGTCTAGCTCAATAGTTTTCCCTGTTGGCAAAGTTGTTAATGTTGGTGAGTCACGATGGAATGTTGTATTAACAAGCTCGATAACTCCCAACCTAGTTGATCAACGTCAAAGCTCATCCGTGCCAGCTCAATCATTTGTTTATGATAATGATGGTGTTTTAAACTTTAATCACG